CAAGATCGCCAACGGCCTGAAGCGGGCGGCCAAGGAGTTCGGCGTCTGGATCATCCTGCTGTCGCAGATGAACCGCGAGGCCGACAAGCGCAGCGGTCCGCCGCAGATGAGCGACCTGCGTGACAGCGGCGACATCGAGGGCGCGGCCGACCTGATCGGGCTGCTGCACCGCGAGCACCGTCGCAACCCGACCGAGGCCAACAAGTTCCACGCCGAGCTGCACGTGGTCAAGCACAAGAACGGCCCGACCGACACGCTGAACTTCACCTTCGACGGCGCGCACCAGCGCTTCACGGACTGGGAAGGCCCGCCGCCGGCCAAGAGCCTGAAGGCGCAGCGCGGCGGCGGCCTGGACTGAGGGGAGAACCGATGCTGACGATGAACATCCGCTTCGATGCTGCGCAGATCGCGAGGGCCTTCGGCGAGCTACAGCAGGAGCACCCGAACGTGATGGCGCAGGCCATCAACGACACCACGCGCGAGGTACGTGACGCCCAGGTGGCCGAGATCCGCGCGAGCTTCGACAACCCGACCGCCTTCACGCTTCGGGCGCTGCGCACGACCTTCGCCACGCGGACCAAGCTGCAGGCGATGGTGTGGCTGAAGGACGGCACGACGCGGGCGCACTACCTGATGCCGCAGATCGAAGGCGGCAACCGGCCGCTCAAGCGCTTCGAAGAGATCCTCGTGCAGGCCGGCCTGATGCGCAAGAACGAGCGGGCGGTGCCGGGCGCAGCGGCCAAGCTCGATGCCTACGGCAACATGGGGCGCGGGCAGATCGTGCAGATCCTGAGCCAGTTGCAGGCCTTCAACCTCGCGGGCTCGGATGCCAACGCGACCAACAGCAAGCGCTCGAAGGCCAAGCGCAGCAAGGTCGAATACTTCGTCGCGCACGGTGGCGAGTCGAGGCAGGGCCGGGGATCGTGGAAACACGGCGACAAGATGCAGCACCTGCGGCGTGGCGTGTGGGCGAGGTATCGCTTCAGCGCAGGCAGTGCGGTGAAGCCCGTGCTGTTGTTCGTCAACGGCACGCGCTACGGCCGTCGCTTCGACTTCGTCGGTACGGCTCAGCGTGTGATCGACGCGCGCTTCAAGTCGCACTACGAGCAGCGCATGCAGAAGCAACTGGCGAAGCTCGGGCTCGGTCGGAATGGGAGCGGAGGGCAGGGCGCATGACGTTCGCACATCGGTCGGCCAAGGCCTCGACCCTACCCCCCACCCCCCTAGACGGGTCCTCCCGGGAGACCTCGGTCAAGGGCAATTCGAACCCCGTTCGCACCGCAGTTGCGGGGCGTTCCTAAGGGGGTTATATCCATGGGAGAGCCACAGGACATGCTGTCTTCGCCCGTGACGCAAGAGCAGTTCGGTGACCTGGTCGGCATCAGCCAGCCCGTCGTCAGTGACCTGCTCACCCGCGGCATCTTGTTGGCCGGCCAGCCAGCGGCGACCTGGCTGCGTGCATACACGAAACACCTGCGTGAGCAGGCTGCAGGCCGTGGCGCCGACGGTGAGCTGGCGCGCGAGCGGGCTCGCCTCGCCCGCGAACAGGCCGACCGCGTTGCAATGGACAACGCCGTGAACCGCCGCGAACTGGCGCCGGTGTCGGTGCTCGAGCTGGTGCTCGCCAAGATGGCCGGCGATGTGGGCAGCCTGCTGCAGGGACTGGTGCCGCGCGTGCGGCGCCGCGTCGACCTACCCGGCGAGGCGCTCCGCATCCTCGATGAGGAGGTCACCAAAGCGCGCAACCGTGCCGCGGCCATGACGCTGGCGGACGCAGAAGAAGAACCCGATGAGGAGGATGAAGCTTGAACGACATGACTCACGTAGTCGAGCTGGAGCGGCCGATGTCGCTCATGGACCTCGGCGCCGAGCAGCGCGACGAGATCAACGCCGCTCTGCGCCGCGGCCTGCGCCCGCTGGAAGCCCCGACGCCCATGCGGCTGTCCGCCTGGATGGCTGAGCACTTCTACCTGTCGGAGGAAAGCAGCTACGAGCAGGGTCGCTGGGAGGCCTACCCCTACCAAGTCGCTATTGCCGACTGCATCGGCCACGACGAGATCACGCACGTGACCTGGCGGAAATCGGCACGCACCGGATACACCAAGATCTTCCTGGCGGCGATCGGCTACTTCGCCGAGCACAAGCGCCGCAACCAGGCGGTGTACCAGCCGACCGACGAGGACCGCGATGACTTCGTCACCACCGAGCTGGAGCCGATGTTGCGCGACGTGAAGGTGATGCGCCGCGTGTTCCCCAAGTTCAACCGCAAGTCCAAGGACAACACGATCAAGAAGAAGCGGTTCCTGGGCTGCCAGCTCCACCTGCGCGGCGGCAAGGCCGCGAAGAACTATCGCCGCATCACGGTTGACTGCGTCTACTACGACGAGACGGACGGCTTCGATCGCGACATCGAGAAGGAGGGTAGTGCCTTCCGCCTGGGCGACAAGCGCATCGAGGGTGCGACCTTCCCGAAGTCGGTGGCGGGCAGCACGCCGAAGCTGAAGGGCTTCAGCCTGATCGAGGACCGCGAGCACCAGGCCGACGTGCGCTTCCAGTACTTCATTCGCTGCCCGCACTGCGATGAGGAACACACGCTCGACTGGGGCGGCAAGGAAGCCCGGCATGGGTTGAAGTGGACGGACGGTGACCCGGAGACCGTGCATCACGTCTGCCCGCACTGCGGCTCTTGTATCACCCAGGCCGAGTACTTGGCCGCCTGGCGCGGTCGCTGGAAGGCGCAGGACGGGACGTGGATCGACGAGCGTGACCCGATCCAGCTGCGATTCCGCAACTTAGCGGACGAGGAGATCGCACCGCCGAAGCACGTGGCGTTCTTTGCCTGGACCGCGTACAGCCCGCAGGCGACGTGGGTCAGCATCGTGCGCGACTGGCTGACCGCGGCGAAGAAGGCGCAAGCCGGAGACGACAGCGACCTGAAGACCTTCATCAACACCACGCGCGGCGAGACCTACGAGCAGGAGCTGGAGAAGACCGACGCCAGCCAGCTTGCGCTGCGCGGCAAGAACGGTCACCCGCTGCGCATCGTGCCGCGCGGCGCTGTGAAGCTCGCGATCGGCGTGGACGTGCAAGGCGACCGCTGGGAGCTGGTCGTGTGGGGCTTCGGACGCGGCGAGGAGATGTGGGTCGTGGATGACCTGGTCATCTACGGCAACCCGGCCGACCAGCGCGAGTGGGATCTGAGGCTCGACCCGGCGATCAAGGCGACCTACCGTCATGCCTGCGGCGTCGAGATGAGCGCGGACGCAGTGGCAATCGACACCGGCGGGCACTTCACGCACCAGTGCTACGTCTTCGTGCGCAACCGGCCGAACCAGAACCTGTACGCGGTGAAGGGCGAGACGCGGTTGGGCCGACCCATCAAGAGCGCCAGCGTGCTTGTGGACGTGAACGAGCGCGGCCGAACCATCCGCAAGGGCGTGCGGCTGTGGCATGTCGGCACGGACACCGCGAAGGACCTGCTGTACGGCCGCCTGCAGGTCAGCCAGCCCGGCCCCGGCTACGTCCACTTCGCGCGCGAGCTGACGGCCGAGTTCTACGCCCAAATCACGGCCGAGAGCCGGATGCTGGTGAAGACGGGCCGCGGAGAGGAGCACCGCTGGCTGAAGCCGGCCGGCAAGCGCAACGAGAAGCTCGACTGCACCGTGTACGCGTTGTTCTGCGCTCAGATGCTCGGCCTGCACACGCTTAGCGACAAGCTGTGGGCACGGTTGGAGGCGGGATTGGAACCTGACCTGTTCGCGAGTGTTGCGCGGATTCAGTCCACGGTATCAGGCGATGTCACCGCAGTGCAGGCGTCTGCACTGTCGGGCAGCGTCCGACCAAATGTCGATCCGCCACGTTCTCGAATCAGTCCAATCCAAAGCATTGCAAGCGAAGCATGGAGCAACCGCCTGTGAACAGACCAGATGACACGTTCGAGATGGCCGCACGCAAGGCCGATCACGCCGCCCAATGGACCGTCGACATTCGCGAGATCCTCCAGGATCGCTTGGGGTTGAAGGATCCGTGGGCCAGCTCGATCGCTGCGGAGATCGTTGCCGGCATGCGCAATCGTCTAGGTGGGGCAAAACTGTATGTTCCCGGCCCAGACCTGCGCGATAGAGATGCCCGGATTCGAGACCTGTTCAATGGACGCAACGTGCGGCAGCTCAGCGAACTCTTTGGTCTGTCGCGGTCACAGGTCTACGCAATATGCGCGAGGCGACACCCCGGACGTCCTGGGGAGGAGAGGGAATCTGCATCATCTAGCCTGGTAGGAAGGCAAGCACCGTCACTTTGACGTCTCCGTCAAAGGAGCCCGTCTGATAAGGACCATGCAACTGCTGATTGGATTGCTGATTGGCTCCGCACCAGGCTTGCGTGACGACGCCTACGAACGGTTTTGTTGAAGTCGAAGGATCGCCGTGGCCTACGAACTGTCGAACGGGGCTTGCGCTGTTCCGCATCGATTGGAAGTCGAAGTATCTGATCGTGCCTCCGGCGAGGATGGCATTCAGCCAATGATCCCGACTCACGCGGTCGTAAGGTACTAGCCCACGCGCGAACACCGCAAACACGGTCTTGTCTGGCTTGCTGAGCATCCACTTCTCTGCCTCTGCGAGAGGGATTTGATCTTCCGTCCTTGTTGCGATGCGCCCGGTCTTCAGCGAAACGTAGCGGGAAATGTTCGACGCTTGAAGCTTGTGGTTGGTGCCGAACTGCATGGTGTTTTCCACGTTGTGCAGTGCCCTTGACGCCATTCCCGAGGAGATTGCCGAAGTGCCGATCGTGAGATTCACGGCACCTGCGGCGGTACACCCAGCGCAGTTCAGTATCGATTGGCCTCTGTACGGTGCGGCGGCTTGGCCGGGTATTGAGTTGACATGTCCCACCATTCCTTGCTCCCCTGATCGACGGAACCTCTCCGTCGTCTTCAGCGTAGATCACCGCGGTCGACTTTGACAGGCGCTGGTGGCCAAAGTCACGAGCCCATCGACTTGGCATCGATTGCTCGATCTGCAACGCTCTTTGGGGGCGATGCGGTACGAAAGTCCAGAGTCTGGGCTGCAAATCGGACACACCCTTCGCCACCATGACAGCATGCACAACGCACTTGTCATCGCATGAGCGTCATACCCTGGTACAGCGTCCAGCGTCGACCGCTCGCATCTACCCAATCGGCTGGCTCAGGTCAGCACGCCGACATCTGGATCTACGGCGATATCGGTGAGTCCTGGTATGGCGACACCGTCGCGGCCAAGGATTTCGTCAAGACTGTTGCCGCGCTCGACGCCGAGACGATCACGGTTCGCCTCAACAGCTAC